TTGTTTTATTTATTCGTTAGCTTCAACAATGTCAATAGTTATAAATGATTCTTTATCCAAGTAACGACCATTATTGTATTGATGTAAAAAAATAATTTGTTCTTCTTTTGTCATCTTTTTGCTAACTGTAAAAAATCCAGTTCCTAAAGTAGAATCGTTTTGCTTACTGGTTATTTTAAATCTATAACAATAATTCGATTTTAATTCTTCTTTCATTATATCAATTGATTATTTCCCATTCAAATTTAGCCTTAATATTCCATTCTAACAAAGGCATAATCAAATCTATTTTATCTTTTCTCCTAAAATAAACGTGGTCTATCTTGCGACCTCCGATTACAATAAAATCTATTTTGCTGAAAGTGATAACCTCCTTGCCATTAGTGTAGCGTGTGTTGCGTGTCATATTATTGTCATTTTCCAGTTAGTAAGTTCATAGTGAGGCATATCTTTAAACGATTTAAAATTACCACCCCAAGTTAGCTTGTTACTATGTGTTTGCAACATCTCCCAAAACTCTTTAAAATGTTTTGCGGAGTAGTCAAGTTCACGTTTGCCAACTTTAACAAAGGCTATGTCAAAGGCTCTGGAGGGGTAGTGATTATGCGCTGATTGCGAGGCTCGGGCTTGGGTTATCTTTGGTCGCTTATGAAAGTAAACTTCCTGCATTGCATTATTGCGGTAAGTGCAAACTATTATAACGTGAACATCATTGTGTGTTGCGTTAAACTGCGCTTCTGCTTTCTTATAAGCGTTGGCTAATGTTGGGTGTAGGTCCTCGATTAATCTCGATTCATAAGGCTTGGTTTCATCTTTTGGTTTCATATCCCTTGAAAATTATTTTGATTAGATTTCATTCCGTCTATCCAAGCATCTTCGATTTGGTCCTTTTCCATTGCTTTGGCTTGTTCAAGTAATTCATCAATGTACTTTTGTTGTAAAGATACAGATGGAGCAAGTTGCTCAACTATCCATTCAACTGCGGTTTGTTTCATATTGTTTTGTTTATTACAATAGCATTCGTGTATGTCATTCGAGCCATAACACGCACAACTATTTATTAAAGTTTTGTTCATAATACTCCTGCGCATTGTACTGTTTCGGCATTATTGCCCTTGAATAGCCTACGTGGTAGCCATTGATAATGTTTTGCTTTTCGATTTCTTTTGCTAATTTAAGCAACTTATCATTAATTTCTATTTCGTTCGCTAACCAGTCAACTGCGCTTATTTGTTTTGTGGGCATCTTATTTTATTTTCAAATTACTTATCTGTATCTCAATAGGCACTTCAACACCCCTCACACCATCTTTCTCGGCATAGGAATAAAGTTGGTAACCAATCGGAAATGAACACTTTGGTGCTACTCTAAAAGCATAGCCATCGTTAGCTTTGCATTCGATATAATATCCCCAATGCAACTGGCACTTCACAAGCTCACCTATTTGGTATCTACCTAACCGTTGTATGATGCGCTGCCCTTTAATATAGGCATAGAAATACAACACGCAATAGTTTTCCTCTTTACGAATACCTAAACGGATGCTATTCCAATGATGCCAACCGCGTGAGAAGCCGCAAACCTTTTGCACTCCTTCGGATTTCTCGATGTCGGGTACGATGAACTCGCAGGTTAGTTTTGTTGGTTTCCAGAGCAGTTTCATTTTTTCATCCATTGTTGCATAAAGCCAGCACCACACACGGCACTTGTTAGTGAGGCGCAAAAGGATAAAGTAAAGGTAAGTAACTCGGAATTTCCAAAGAAAACCCCAGTCATTGCGAATTTGATTGCCCAAAAGGACATAAATAGGGCTGATACTGCCCATAAGATTAAAGATGCTTTTGTTTTCATAGTTTAAAAATTATCTGGATTTAATTCTTCATTTATAAGTTCTTCAAGTTTTGCGCTTAATTTCACTTTTTTATTTCCGTAAGTGGCATCAATTAAAACAGAGCCTCCTTTAATATTGTTTTCTCTGTCATCATCTTGGTAATCCCAAATTAAATCAAATGTTGTTGTTGTCATGTTATTAGTTTTAAATTTTGGCAAATATAAAAATAAAATAATTAGCAAACAATTTTATTTTTAAAAATATTATTAGTAGGTTTGCCGAAACTTTTAAAACTAACAACATGAAACAACTAATCCAACGCTTACTCTTCGGTTACCGAAGCAATCCAGCAGCCTACACCCCAAAAGGAGGCGCGAAACTTACGTACAAAGGTGGCAATGCTGAAGCCATACATTCTGCACTGGTATTAATGCAATATAACATACGCAATGCCAAAGGAATCAACTAAAACACGCAACCGTAAGATAAGCCGCTATATTAGTGATGCCTACGTTAACATCATAAGACCCGATGTAATAGACCCACAACACTGGGATATGTGGCTCAAACATAATGCAGGATTAACCCAAGTTGAAATTGCAATGCTATTTCACGTAAAGAAGTTTGAGGTTGTGCAGATATTGGCAACGGTTGTGGAGCTGCTAAAGTACAAACCGAAAATAATCGAAAAGGAATGGACACAAGAATTTCGTGTATGGATTGATGGGCAGTTATTTAGAGATAAAATAAGGGCTAAACTACATGCCGCTTATAAGGTGGCTAAGAAAACGAATAGTAATACAATTTTAATAATGTCAGAAGTATGATAAACTTTCACAACTGCGACAATATGCAGTTTATGGCTGATGTGCCTGACAAGTATTATGATTTGGCTATTGTTGACCCGCCGTATGGGATAGAAAGGTTTAAAAACGTAACAACCACACCAAGCAGTAAAGATGTTCACGCTAAAAGATTTCAAAGAATGGAAACTGTGAATAATTATAAACCAAGCGCTGAATATTGGAGTGAGTTGTTTCGAGTATCTAAAAATCAAATTGTTTGGGGTGCTAATAATTTTGAACTACCGACAAGTGAGTATTTTTTGTGTTGGAATAAAGAACAAGCAATGCCAAACTTTGCGACTTTAGAATATGCTTGGGTAAGTATGGGATTGAAGAAACCAGCAAAGTTATTTACTTACTCAATCCACAAACACAACCAAGTTGACAAAGTGCATCCAACACAAAAACCGATACCGCTTTACGATTGGATTTTACACAATTACGCAAAGCCAAACGATAAAATATTTGATTCGCACGGTGGCTCTAGAAGCATAGCCATAGCAGTTGACAAAGCGAACACATTAGACAAAACAAACTATTCACTTGACATTATTGAACTCGATAAGGATTACTTCGATGCCTCACTTAACCGATTTAAACAATACAAATCACAAACAACACTATTTTAATATGAACATAACCGCAGAACAACCCCGCATCAAACCAAGCAACACCCAACTTAAACAAGAATACAAACAGATGTTAGCACTTGTTGAACACAATGGATCCCGACCAGCGAAATGTAATCCAATTACCGAAGCCGCTAAACAATTTGGCTACACTCGGCCCGGTATTGCGCGATTAATGAATGGTAAAGTTGACCGTTGGAAGCCACAACATTTTATGATTTATGATTTTCTTAAATCGTATTTAACATAAATTAACACTTTAGTTGAAAATAATATTTTGAGGTAATGAATTTAATTGTACATTTGCATCATCAAATAACAACAACAACTAAAAACAAAACAACATGACAACTACAAACTTAATTTCAAAACTTACAAAAATGAATATTTCTTATAATGTTTTAGAAAACAATGGATATAATAAAGATATTCAATTTTCAATAAATGGTTTAACATTTAAAGCAGGATTTGTAAATGGTAAAACAATAATTGAAGATTTTTGCAGAGAAATTTGCTTTGATAACAGTAATCAAGAAATGCAAAGAAGATTTTTTAATAACTTTAATCAATTATTAAAATATGCAAATGCATAAAAAATAAAACAAATCAAAGGGGGCTAAACACCCCCATTTACAAACCCAATAAAAACAAACTAACATGAACTCGATTAACGTAATCACAAAAGTATCAACCACAACAACGTGGCAAATTGAAAATTCTAAAGAGCGTATTGAATACGAATCAGACAATGAAACGTTTTACGTATGGAATAAAGACAACGAAATAACTGCTTCAATCGAACTTAAAGATGCATTCTGGACTATGCAAATATGTGACTTGGCAGTTAGCAACGATAAGCACGAAATTAACTTGCAATTTAACGATTATATTCCGCACACCTCATTTTTATCAATGGTATTAACAGATTTTTTACACAAAAACAAATAAATAAACAATTATGACAATCAAAGGCACAATCAAGCGCATAGGCGCAACGCAAACAGTAAGTGATGGTAAATTCTCAAAGAGAGAAATAATACTAACCACAAATGACCAGTATCCGCAAATCGTATCAGTTGAATTGCAGCAGAAAGCCTGCTCACTTGCAGATTCTTTATCTGTTGGTCAGGACATTGAAGCTCACATCAATATTCGTGGGCGCGAGTGGACAAGCCCACAAGGTGAGGTTAAGGTTTTTAATACTATAGTATGCTGGAAAGTTGATGCGAATCCGTTTACGCAGACTGAAGATCCACAAGCAAGCTATTCAAAGCCAGTTGAAGATGATGGATTGCCATTTTAATTTTAACCCTAATACATAACTAACAATGGAACAAAAAACACATTTCAAAAAATTACGCAACCCAAATTATATCGGTGGTTGGGATTTAACAGATGCAGACAAAACAGTTACAATAACCAAAGTGGACAAAGAAAAGGTTCACGATGGCAAAGGTGGCGAATCCGAATGCTGCATCGTTCACTTTGCCGAATGCAAACCGATGGTGGCTAACGCTACTAACCTAAAGCGCATTTCAAAACTATTGGGCAGTCCATTTATCGAGGATTGGGCAAACAAACAAATAGTATTAACAACCGAAAAGGTCAGAGCATTCGGTGAGATGCACGATGCTGTTAGGGTGTCAACTAAGCCAGTTACGAAACCGACATTGACCGGTGAAGCAATCGAAAAAGCAAAAGCGGCTATTGCTGCGGGATCGGTTACGATTGAAGCAATAAAGAAAAAATATAATGTTACTAACGAGGTGGAAAAACTATTGACAAATGGATAAAATATTCAGAATACATTGCTCTCAAATCGGAAAGATTATGAGCAACGCAAAAACTAAAGGCGAATTGTCAGCAACCTGCAAAACATTTTTGATGGAATGGTATGCCAATGACCGAGAACAAATTCATTCCAAGTACATTATGAAAGGTAACCTTGTTGAGATTGACCTTATAGACTTTATGGCCGAGCAAATAGGACTTGGGATGGCCGAAAAAAACGAAGTAACCGTTCACAACGAATGGATGGTAGGCACTTGCGATGTAATCACTAATCATTTAATAGTTGATGTCAAGGCAGCATGGTCACGTAAAACATTGCAGCAACAAGCTATTGAGGGAATGAATAGCGACTACGAATGGCAAGGTCGCGGTTACATGGCGCTTTATGAAAGGCCTACCTTTATCGTGTTTCATGGCTTAATGAACACACCAGAGGAGGCTAATTACGAAGGAGAAGTTGTTTATGATGACTTACCCGATAACGAAAGATGGGTGGCCTATCAGGTGCAACGCGATGTTACTATTGAACAACAAATAATTCAGCGCGTCATTCAATGTCGCGAATGGCTTGAGGAATATGATAAAAAAATGCTTGCTACTTTGGGAAAGATTCATTAAGTTTGCATTGTTGTTTCGGTCTCACATTATAGAAACATAACAATATTGGCCCTTATAGAGGCGCAAGGAAGTGAGACCCCTTGCAAATCTTTAAGGGCTTTTTTAATTCTTATAAGTATGAAAATATTTTTAGTAAAATCCCCCAGCGGAAAAATCATTCCAACATGGGCCGAAACAATTTATCATGCAATCCAAAAAGCAATGGTTGTCGATGGCTTTAATTACAATCAAACCGAGTACAATAAACTTAATCCGGTTAAGAAATGAAAACAGAAAAAGAATTGGTTGATAAAATGGTAGTCCATTTTAAAAAGTATTTTGAAGTGCAAAGAGAAGTAGTAAGCAAGTGTAAAAAAAACCGAATTGATTTGCTTTTGACTATTGATGGTAAATATCATTTTGGTATTGAATGCAAAAAGCCAGATAAAAAAAGAGGCGAGGAAATTGGTGAATATGTTTTGCAAGCTAATAGATATACAAAAGCAGAATGGGAATATAGACCAGGCAAATTTGTAAAAGCACTTATATTTATTTATCCTGCATTATCTTATAACTATTTTATTTTAAATGAGAGATCAACAATTATTGATAATGAAGATAGTGTTTATTGTAATGGTGAAAAATTTACTAAATGGCATCAAGACAGGCATTCTGAATTATGCAATCACCATACTTTTAATGCTTTTATTTGTAAAATTGCGGATATTGGTGAAGTAAGAAAGAAATCATTAGGCTATCAGTTTGCTTTTATGAACAAACCAATATTTGAACATATAATTTACCCCCACAACGGTAAAGATTATTCAAAGGTGCATGAAGTTAATTATAATTTTTATATGGATAAACTATGCAACCAATAACATTTAACTATTACGAAGCCGATATCAAACGTAGCACTCCACTTGGTAGTGTTACGCTTGAATATCTAATTAACGCGATTAGAACGCCAAAAAAAGATATCCGCAATGTATTTGAGGAGATAAGGATTGCGGAGGAAAAAAAAGACATGGCGACAAAGCAAGCATTAAAGTCAAAATTATACTCGTTTACTCCATGTGTTTATGTTGATGGCCCGCGTAAATATTCCAACATTCAACATTGGACTGGATTACTTGTTTTGGATTTTGACCATTTAGAAAGCGATGTGGCAGTTGAATTCAAAGAGTATTTATTTAATGAATATAAATATATTATAACCGCGTGGCTATCCGCTTCAAGGCATGGTGTTCGCGCACTGGTTAAGATTCCGATTTGCACTTCGGTAGATGAATTTAAACAATACTATGCAGGAATTGAGCGACACCTTAACTGTTACAATGGGTTTGACACAGCACCAAAGAATTGTATCCTACCAATGTTTATCAGTTATGATGCCGACATCCTACATAGAAACGATGCGCAAACGTGGTCAACAAAACATATTGAAATCGTTAGGCCTGCGACTAAACAATATATTATTGATGATAAAACTTCGGTTATTGAAAAGATTATTGCTAAACGTATTAATACCATAACCGATACTGGGCATATTATTTTACGTGCAACTTCGTACTTGCTCGGAGGGTTTGTTGGCGCGAATTATATTGATTATAATGATGCCATTTCACTTATTAATAACTTAATTGATTCGCAAAGCTATTTATCTAAAAAGCCAGATGTTTATAAAAAAACTGCCAAAGAAATGGTGGATAAGGGTTTAAATTTTCCTACTTATTTGCAAAATAGATAATTATAAAGTACATTTGCAACATCGGAGTCACGAACCGAAGTAACATAGATTGACATTAAAACATTAGAAGTCCTAATGATTAAGTGTAAGGAGTCAATCCCTTACTTGCTTCGTAAGCAAACTTAATCACTAGGGCTTTTTTATTTTTAAAATTATGAAAAACAAAAAAACAAAACAAGAAAGATTTGATTACTTTGCAGGTTTAGCAATGCAAAGTTTTATTGCAACAACTAAAGAAAATGTCGACAATTTTGATGAAGATATGATAAAAATTATATGTTTTGTTGCCAGAGAATTTGCAAAAGAAATGATAGAGCAAATTGATGAAAATGAACAAATTTAAGAAACCAGAAAAGAATTCAATCTACAATCCAATAGATTGGTTTAACGAATTTGGAACGATGCAGCAAATATTTGAGGGCGATAAAAAATGTATTTCGTTTTCAGATACTGAAGCAACTTATCCAGTTAGTGATGCAAGTGATTTGTCTAAAAGCCCTAATTTTATTTTAAATAAAAACGGAAAGATTGACATTAAGAAGTCAAACCCATTTGATTTAGCAACTGGACAAAGCTTCAGTAAATTTATATTGTTGACAACGGTTAAATTTAAAGGCGATTACTTTCAAGCAATGAGTCACGTTTCTTATAATATAATGCAAAACGAAATACCTTATATTCGCGTTGGCTCCGATTATTTTAAAGTAATTAAAAAAGATGACCGCTATTCAGGAACTAATGTTATTTTAAAGTCTTGGAAAAAAGATGAAATAAAAGAAGATCATACCAAAAATATACTTTGCAAAATTTATAAGTTTGATGACTTCACAATTATACCTAATAATGTGACTTTTATTCCATCAAAAAACAACTGCTATAATTTGTACGCTAAATTCCCACATACAAAATATAGTGATACTGTTTACACAGATGACATCAGTGTAACACTTGGTTTGTTAAGTCACATATTTGGTGAGCAGTTAGAGTTAGGTTTAAAGTACATGAAGTTACTTTATGAATATCCATGTCAAATATTACCAGTGCTTTCGTTAGTTTCAACTGAAAGAGAAACTGGTAAGACAACATTTTTAAATTATATTCAGATGCTATTTGGCGAGAATTCGACACTTATCAATCCAAGTGACTTAACGAGTTCTTTTAACGATGCTTACGCAACTAAAAACATCATTATGATTGATGAAACCGTAATTGAAAAGCAGAACGTTGTTGAAAAACTTAAATCCTTAGCAACTGCAAAAACTATTTCAGTATCGCAAAAGTTTGTTCAACATTACAGCGTGCCATTCTTTGGTAAAATTATTGTTTGCACAAATAAGGAAACCGATTTTATGCGAATAGATGACGAAGAGATTCGCTTTTGGATTAGGAAAATTAACCCGATTGTTGGCAAAAAAAACACCAACATCGAAAATGATTTGTTTAACGAGATTCCTAAATTCCTTAAATATTTGGAACAACTGCCTGAAATTGACTTTTCAAATTCTCGAATGGTATTTACGCAGGAGGAAATACAAACTGATTCGCTGGAGCTTATCAAAAAAGAAAGTAAAAACGGATTGCGTAAAGAACTTGAAATATACATCGAAGACTTTTTTAACAATAATGATGTAAATGAGTTTGAAGCAACTGCTAAAGATATTAAAGAAAAGTGGTTTGAACATGATAGAGAAAAGATGTCTTACATTCTTAAAGTGCTTAAAAACGAAATGAAAATGACACCACAACCAAATAAGTATTATTTTCCATTTAATAGCAATAATTACCTTGAAAAAAAGAAAGGCACTCCATTCCTATTTGTTAGGGAAAATCCACAATCAGTTGAATATGAATCTTATAGCGATTATGAAGATAAACAACCATTTTAATAGTAAAGTATTTTCTAAAAGTCTTTTCTATATTAAACTATTGATTACTAATTATTTAGAAAAAAATAGAAATAGAAAAGGCATTTGGCAAACTACTATAAAAAATATTATCAATAATAATAATAGCAATAGTTTTAGCCATTTACCTCTTTGTTTTTTCTATATATATATAAAATATAGTAGTAGTAAGGGTTATAGCTTAGAAAAGACTTAGAAAAGTTATTAGAAAAGACTTAGAAAAAAATTACGTTTTCTATAAATTATAAATAATATGAAAATTTACACAATCCCAGAATTCGAACTATATTACCACAATCAATACAAACGGTCAAACATGGCCCAAGCGTTTTGGCAAACATTACCGATTGAGCGATTTAACTTGAATAAAAAGAAAGTGGTTAAGAAGCGCAAAGCGGAGCTTACGACAAACCATTTAGACTTGCCAGTAAACAATGTTACCCAACCGAAAGAAACCAAAGATGCATTTAACACCAATAAGTTTACCGACCTTATTATTGCATATTTGAAATCCGTACATAGTTGCAATAGTGCGAGGCGAATCAGTAGCGAGGGCCGTTATCGAAAAGGTATTGGTTACATTGCAGGACTGAATAAAGGAATGGAGGATATACAATGTATATTGAAAGGGAAACTATTTGCAATCGAAGTCAAAAGTCCAAGTGACCGAATAGGAGAAGCACAACTAAAACGAAAGGCGGCAGTTGAAAGTGATGGCGGTCATTACATTATTGCGACATCGTTTGAGCAGGTGCAAACGGAATTATTGAGCATATTAAAATAATACTTATCTTTGTGCTATGAAAGCCGACAAAACGCCCAAAAAACGCCCATTAAAACCGTTTAAAGGAGCAGTTGATGGAACACCATTTACAACTACCAACCAACCAAGCCCCGAAGCTAAAAGCAAAGGTTGGGAGGCAAGGCGCGCGGAAAGGTTACTGACTCAAAAAATTATTGAAAAACTAACGGGCGCCAACAACCTGGAAGAGTATGTCGATAGTTTATTTAACAACGCAAAGATGGGCAATGCTAAGGCCATTGACACATTGAATAACGGAATAGAGGAGCAAATAACTAAAACCGAAACAACCATCACCGACACGCGACCACCCTCAACTGTCACAATGCCTGATGGAACTAAGATTGAAATTTAATGAACGTTGACTTACAAGCCAACCCAAAGCAGTATGACTTTTACATTCAAGCAATGGCGGCTGCTCAAGGCGCGACAGAGAAGCGCAATCTACTTTATGGTGGCGCAATTCGTGGTGGCAAGTCTTTTATCTGTGCCACGATCTGTTTGCGTTTGGCATCGATGTATCCAAATAGCAAGTGGCATGTAATCCGTTCCGACTTTCCGAAGTTAGTTAAAACAATCATACCCACCTTTGAAAAGATTATCGATGGCTCAACACACTTTAGGTGGTCACGCGATAAGTCAAACTACTTCTTAGAGAATACCAAAACAAAATCAAAGATATTCTTTATGGCTGAGAACATAAGCCATGACCCCGAACTTAACGCGTTTCTTGGACTTGAAACAAACGGAATATACTTTGAGCAAATTGAAGAGTTAAGCAAGAAGTTATGGAATATAGGAAGCTCACGCGTTGGCTCATGGTATATTGATAAGATGCCAACCCCTTTGATACTTGCAACATTTAACCCAACGCAAACGTGGATTAAGGATGAGATACACATTCCGTATTTAAAAGGAGAATTAGGCCCAGAGTTTTATTATCAGTTAGCTTTGCCCGATGACAACGCTTTCGTAACCGAGGAGCAACGCAAGGTGTGGTCACGTATGGATGAGCGTTATAAGAGGCAGTTTATCGGTGGCGATTGGACAAACTTTGATATGGATGGCAACCGATGGGCTTATGCTTACGATTCGACTAAACACTTAAAACCCGTTGAACTTAACAAACAACTGCCAATAATACTTAGTTTTGATTTTAACCGTAATCCGATATGTTGCTCAGTGCTTCAAGTAATGCCGCCATCAACTATACGCGTTAAGGAAACGATTAAACTTGCCAACAGCGACATCTATCAACTTTGTGATGTGATTAAAAGCAAGTATGGCAATGCACTTTACCAAGTAACTGGCGATGCTTCAGGCAAGTCATCAAGTGCATTAGTGCAGGATAACCTCAACTATTATGTTGTCATTCGGCAGAAGTTTAACCTCAGCAACAATCAAATGTTGGTGCCAAGCGTTAACCCATCGTTAGAAGACAACAGAATGCTTGTAAACTCACTTCTTGCGCGTGGCAATGTCGAACTTGACCCTCAGTTTACTAAGGGCTTGCAATTCGATTTAGAAAACGTGGCGGTGTTGCCCGATGGGACAATAAAGAAAACCGACCGAAACGATCCGACACAACAAGCCGATGCATTAGATACATTTCGTTATGCATGTAACACTTATCTAAAAAATTTCATATATTTGTCAAATGTTTAGCGTAATCATTCCAACTATGTGGCGAAGTCCACGCATAACACAACTGTTAACCGATTTGTGCAACTGCGAATCCGTCGGCGAGGTAATCATTATTGACAACGATACAACCGAATATAGACCGTTGCCGCTTAGTGCTAAGTATGACATACACTTAATGCCTGAAAACATTTACGTAAATCCCGCGTGGAATTATGGTGTTGAGCGCGCTAAGTATGACAACATATTGATATGCAACGATGACATTAACTTTAATCCTGCATTCTTATCTATATTTGATGACAGTTTGCAGCACGTTGGCATTATCGGTATGGCCTTTGAAAACTACCAACTAAAGAAAGATGCTAACATACATTTGAAATCAATGAAGCAACGCCCATACGGATGGGGATGTATGATGTTAATGCATAAATCAAAATACGTTGCTATACCCGAAGACCTATTGATTGCAAATGGCGATGACTGGTTAGCACAAAATTCAACACCTTACGAGTTGCATGGCTTATCAATTCAATCCGAGATTAGCACAACATCACAACTGCCCGAATTCGGAATGATTCAGCATAACGACAATCAAACTTTCTTAACTAAATACAAAAAGTAATGGCACACAGAGAACAAAGAGAATGGTGTGAGCTTGTTAAATACGCGCACGATGAATTTTTTGTCGGCACTAACGTGTTAGACATCGGCTCACTTGACATTAATGGCAACAACCGTTATTTGTTTGAGCAATGCAACTACACTGGTATCGATATCGGACATGGCCCAAATGTTGACCTTGTAATTAAAGGGCACTTGCATAGGACAGACATCGATAACGATTACGATGTTGTTATTTCAACAGAATGCTTTGAGCATGATGAGTATTGGCAACAAACGTTAAAGAATGTAATCAATAACTTATTGAAAGATGGCGGTTTGTTTTTATTCAGTTGTGCCGCGCCAGGAAGACCCGAGCATGGCACAAAGCGCACAAGCCCAAAGGATTCACCGTTTACGAATGACTACTATCGCAACTTAAGCGAGTCCGATATTAGAAGCGTGTTGGATTGCGATGCGATATTTTCAAATTATAAATTCAAAACACGTATAGACTTCCCACAAGATTTGTATTTTTACGGAATAAAAAAATAAAACATGAGCATACTTAACTGCCTAACAAGCTACACCCAAGACATTAGCGGCTGCGCTGAGGTATTAGAATTCAGTTCGCCCACATTCACAAACGATACTGATTACGTTATTAAGTTTACCTATTCAAACGGATGGGTGCTTAAAAAAGATGTAACAAGCGGCCTATACGATGCAGTAATTGAAATGAACAATAACGGATTCTGGAACATTGGCACTGGCATCGTAAAGGTTGAGATTTTAAATGGCTGCGATGTCACAAATTTTGATATTTGTGGGACAGTTTATTCATCGATTACACTTAACTTCATAAACATAACTGAAGATGATACTATTGCCATTATCCCTTGTCCTTGTCCTGAATAGCTTAGCGTGTTTAGGTGTTCACTGCCTAACGCGTGAGGGTATGTTATTAGAGAAAGTAGCAAACTATATTCGCCATTACATTGGCGAGTTTTGGAGCAAACCATTGTTCGATTGCCCACCTTGTATGGCATCGGTTTGGGGTTTAATGGGTTGGTTATATTTTGTAACCGACTTACATTTGATACCTTACTTATTGGTGCTATGTGGCCTAAACGCGTTAACATCTAAAATGTTTTATTATGGAGATTGAAGATGCACATAAGTTTCTGCTATCACTCGGCTACACTTACACTGGTCAAACGTGCGGGTGTGGAGGCAGCGCAAAGAAGCGGACTTATAATAAAGTAGACAATAAAGTAATAATTAATCTAAGAACTAAACAATACACACACAACAATGAACTTCCGAAACCTATTCAAGAAATCAATACCAACATTTGATGTAATAAAGAATGTTCCAAGCGGTGCAGATTTACCAAAGTTGCCTAATATTTCAACTAACGGAATAAAAGGAACATGGGATTACATGGGGCAAATCGAAAATAGATTGACTTATGAATTTATACCTAATAAATGGCAGTGGGCAAATAGAACAATATTAACCATAACATTAGAAACCTCGCCACCAGTTTATAAATCTGAATTTCCTCTTGAATTTGCGTTCAAGTGCGGAGGCGTTGACTACTTTGAGTTTGTCGATAAAAACAACCTACCATACGAACGTGGGTTAGAAGCGTTAACATTTTACCAAGAAATGCAGAACGGTGTAACAAACGATTACATTAAGAATTACAACGCGGCAATGAGCAAGTTGTTAAGTGATCCAAAGAAAATCAACCTAAACGAAATCATTAAACTGCAAATGCGATTCGAGGAACGTTGTAACTTCATTATAAGCAAGGATATTATTTACAAGGTCGCTTCGGTTGCGTTTGTGGATAAAAGTGAGCCATTGACACGTTATGACTTTAAGGCTAACGAAAAAAAGATAAAGAACTGGAAAGAAAACGCGGGCGATAGTTTTTTTTTGTCAATGCCAATAAAGAAATTAGTTCCGTTTTTAGCGAAGTCAGGAGACACTTCCCTGACGTATTTGGCGATAGTGGAAAAAGTCGAGCAGATTCAACGGGATATAGTTTCGTTACAGACATTAGGGATGGAATTGCAAGCCGAGAAAGATTAAAGATTACCGTATTAAAATATTTACCCGCGAATTATCAAATAAATTTACTAAATTTGTGGGATTTCTTTTTCTTTGCTAATGAGGCAAAGAAGCCACAACCTAAACAGCCTAAAAAGTAATGGCAGTTGGAAAATGTAATAATTAAATTCGTTGCAGACACATCAGGACTTGAGCCTGCAATAAAGCAACTTGAATTACTTGGTAAAATTAGCAAAGATGATGCGGCCGCGTTTGCGCAAGTAAACAATGAGCAAAAGGAATTTATCCAAAACTTAAATAAATCCACAACCGAAATGGGCAAGTTGTCCAACGAGGTTGATGGGCTTATGGCTGAAATTCAAGCGGGTGTGATGGAAGGATTCGCTGACCATTTAGCTGAGGTAACGAAAGAAACCAAGCAAGCGGGCGGTGGCTTCAAATCAATGAAGCAGGAGTTGAAAGAGTTAAAGGCGCAGATTAGTAGTGGGTCATTAGGCGAAAAGGAATTAAGAGAAGCCACAAAACGCGCGGCAGAACTACAAGATAAGATTGGCGATGTCAACGATAAGGTTAAGGCATTAGCAAGCGACACAAAGCGAATAGATGCGGTTGTAACTGCGTTTAGAGGAATAGCGGCAGCGGCTTCGGTTGCTGCGGGTGCTGCATCATTGTTTGGAAGTGAGAACGAGAAGTTAACTAAAACATTAGCGCAAGCCCAAGGCGCGATGGCATTGTTGCAAGGTGTCCAAGAATTGGCAAACATAGCCACAACTGAGGGTGCATTGAGAACGTATGTGTTGGATGGGGCGCAAAAGGCGGTGGCTGTTAGTGCAAGAGTAATGGGTACAAGCATAGCGACTGCATCTGCGGTTGCAACTGCTGGATTAACTTTATTGATTGCGGGTATAGCTTATTTGGTTACCGAAATGATATTTGCAGAAGATGAAACCGCAAAGTTAGAAAAAAAACTTGCTACACTTGGCGCTAACAATGAATTGATTGAAAAGAATAATAAAATACGTGCTGAATTAATTAAAGATGCACGTGAGCGTGAATTGGCATTGTTAAGGCAATCATACGAAAAGGAAAAATCAGATTTGATGAAAAGCCAAGCCGATGGAGCACTTATTGAAGAAAATACTATTTTATTGTTTAAGAAATTTAAACAAGATGAGGCTGATATAAATGATAAGTACAATAAGCAAAAAGCCGATGCAGATAAAAAAGCAGCCGATGAAAAGTTAAAAAAAGTAAAAGAGGCGTATGCGGCAGAGGCTAAAGCATTGCAAGATTGGCGAGATAAACGCCAACAAATGATGGAGGAAATGAAGCAAGCATCTATTGATATGGAAATGGCTGAGGTGGAGGGTAAAATTAATGCAAGAAAAAAAGATGATGCTGATTTTGACCAACAAATTTTGGACAGAATGGATAAACAAAAAGCCGCAAATGATTTAGAATTAGAAAGATTAAAGGCTTTAATGAGTGAAACAACTGCGGTTAGAAAAATGTCAACTGAGGAATATACTCAATTTGCCATTGAACAAGCAACAGTACTTAGTAACACCATCTTCACTATTAACCAACAAAATAGACAAGCAGAAACAAACGATATACTTGATTCACTTGCCATGCGTAAAGATGCCGAGTTGGCAAACAAGAATTTAACAGATGCACAAAGATTACAGATTGAGGCACGCTATCAACAACAAGAGGCGCAAATAAAACAACGCGCGTGGGAAGCACAAAAACAAGCCGATTTAGCACAAGCAATTATCAACACTGCTTTAGCAGTTACCAAGGCATTTGCAACAGTTCCACCGCCTGCAAACATATTCGCTGCGGCTGCCGCTGGCGTTGCAGGAGCGGCACAAATAGCCATAATAAGTTCTACACAACCGCCAAAGTTTGCCGATGGTGGTATGGTAGGCGGTCAATTGCATTCAAGTGGAGGCACATTGATTGAGGCTGAGCGAGGCGAATACGTAATTAATAGACAATCAACATCAGATTATTTGCCATCGTTAAAGGTGCTTAATAGCGGTGAGGTTGAGCCAACATTCGCAAACAATATATTAACTGCATTAGCCAACGGAACATTCGACCTTGCGGCACAATTTCAAACTAAACAAAGTGCAAGCAGTGATGGAATAAACTACGATAAGTTAGACCGCATTATGGCAAAGCACAAATCGAATTTAAATGTCAATATTGATGAGCAAGGGTTAACAACTTTTTTGCTCAAAGAAAATAGCCGCGTTGAATTTAGAAACAAAAAAATGAGATACAGAGCATGAATTGGAAGTTCACATTAATAGACAGTTCAAGTGTTTCAACGGTTGTTGAATCGCCAGTTGGGTGGAATGGTATTGGTGGCAACTTAACGCGTAACATTATCCATCATGGCATCAATATAAACATATCAACTGATTCATTCGAGTGGGTTGGTGAGGCTTACGATTTGCTTTATACAGAATATCAAACCAATGGCGCCAATGGTCAATACCAAGTGCAAATCGATTACGAATGTGCCGAGGGCGATGGATATACAAACTACTTTATTGGTGCATTTGACTTTAATACATTTGAAAGGCAATGTGCTGACTATTGCTTCATTAAACTAAGCGTTACTGCATCGAAGTGCACCGATGTGTTTATGAGTAGAATGGGTCAAGATGTTGACATTGAGGCAACAACTAACTTTGATGGGCAAGCGATAACACCACCGTTGTTAAGGGTATTAAACATTGAGGGGCAAGATATATTGTTGCAGAATAAAGCGTTTAATGATGGGACAACCGTTGGATTTACTTTTTTTCCATTTGGCGCTAATGGTTATTTATATTTAAACTTTTGCATGACACTTCCTGAAAGAAATATGGAAGAGGTGGGAACATTTAATATGAATGGTGCAACGCTTATTCCAACTACAAGTGGTGACCTACCACCGCTTTCAGCATTTATAACAGACCATAACGCAGCATTTGAATTATTTGGTAAATTTTTAACTATTTGGCAGCGCACATCTGACCCATTAAATTGCATTGATAATGATGCACAAATTGATATAATTTGCAAAGGGACTTTTAATGTTGAATATACAACAGAGCCCGCAGGAGGAACGTATGATGGAGAAGTAATTCCTATTTTAAAACTATTTAAATACAATAGCGTTAGCGGAGCATTTACTTTAATTACAGATGTTGGTTTTATTCCAGTAATAACTTGCCCAACTGGAGTTGTGCAATCAGTGCCATTTAATTTTACATATTCAGGCACTCCATCATATTCAGATGCTGATTATTTGTTTTTATATTGGGAATGTTTTTTTGAGCCATTAAATTGGAATACTTTATTCGTACGTAAGTTAAACATTAGCATTGATTACGATAACACCTCTAAAGTAGAGATGACGCTCAATTCAAACTGCGAGCCATCAGTTGCCACATCAGTTTATTTGCCCGAGTTGTTAAAGTTTCTCCCATCGGCATACATGGATGAGGATTGCCCATCGGTAGTTATGGAAGAGGAATTAAATCAATGTTTAGATTTTTATCAAATAACTAAAGGATCATTTATTCGCCAAGTAACTGAGCCAAGTGTTCCAAAATTATTTACATCATACGAGTATTTATTTGAGCAATGCCGCAAAATATTTAACATCGGTTGGGGGTTTGACAATAACGAAACCGAATTAAAGATTGCACGTATTGAGCACTTTTATAAGTCAACAATAGTTGTCGATGTGGGATTAGTTGACAAAGCTATATTCACAACCGCAAAAGATTTGATTTACGGAACGATAATGGTTGGATATAACAAGTGGGAAGCCGAAGAGTATAACGGGCTTGATGAGATGAATACAGAGCGACAATATCGCAGAAACATCGACTCAAACCCAACCGAGTTAGACCTAATGTCCGATATGATTGCAGCAGGTTATACCATCGAAATAACACGCAGAAAAAACCAAGCAAGAACGGGAACAAGTGACTGGCGTTATGATGATGACTTGTTTATTGTTAATGCTATTGTTGAGGATGGTAACTTATATGCTTACAGAGGCATCGATGCTAACCCTGATAACGTTTATTCACCTAACACACGAATGAATTATGCGTTAACTCCTGCGCGTTCATTGATGCGTTGGTTTAAATCTATTGCCGCAGCGCAACCAACTGTTGCTAATGAAAACTTTATATTTACAAGCGGCACTGGTAACTATATTGCGCAAGGTCAAATGCTTTATAACTGTCCGATTGAGGGCAGCACATTATCTGAAAAGGAAACTATCGATGTGAGCAACTTCGACAATGACTATTACATCACACCGATTTGGAAAACAGAATACGTGACCTTTACCGCACCGTTTTCAATGGCAGACTTTGAAGATGTTAAAGTAAATCCTTATGGTGCGATTAGATTTAGATGCTCAGACACTTACTACATTGGTAACATTGTTGAAATTAATCACGATCCGAACGAGGGATTAGCAGAATTTAAACTTTTAATAAGAAGATAATGGCAGCGATATTAAACATACCTAATAGCTTTGTAACATTTTACAACCTGGCGAATGACTTAGGCATACCCGAGTATGTAACTGATACCGAATGCGGAATTCAAAAAGACTTTTGCTTACCGATTTATGAGGTTGGCGATGTGGCTTTTCAAACGCAAATAGTATCAAGTGAAGTAATAAGTAGCGTGACAGTTTATAAAGTGCCGACAAGTGGAACTGGTATAATTTTAAACGATGTAATAACAAGCATTGTAACTAATGGAACACAAAGCGGAGTGCCGATTTACAATATTTATTTTTCGTTTGTGTTATCTAATTTACTTGATAATACTTTTGATGGAGATTGTTTTCAGTTAGCGTTTGCGTGTGGTGTTTCGGAGCCAAGTTTTTTTATATCAAATCAATGTTTTAAAAAAGTTAATGATAAATGCTTAACCACTAAACTTGCATACACAAACACATCAAACGCATTTGGTTTTTATTATAGGACTGCGGTTGTTGTTATTAATCCACCTCCTGCACCACCTTTGCTTATACCGACAACAAACTATATCCGCTTACCATTATACTTTAAAGAGCCAAACATTAGCAGCGACAAAACTGTTTACGTTCGACCTGATGGAAGCCGCCAATTATTATCGGCACGATTGGCAAAGCGTTATAAAGGTTATGTCGATGAGGTGCCAGAGGAAGTGCATCAAAACTTAGTAATTGCATTGAATCATGATGGCATTTACTTCACACCCGAAAACTTTACAACTCAAATACAAGCACGATTTGAGGATGAGTATAACAATAATTATCCCGAAATAATGCAGAACGTAAACATTTGGAGCTCAGATTTTACTATCTTTGAAACGCCATTTAACAACTTTAATTCTAACTGCGAATGACAACTGGAATACTTTTAATAGGAATAGGCCATAAGAACTATGGATGTATGGCTGCAAACCTTGCGATGTCATTACGTGCCAACGGTTGTCATTTGCCTATAACATTAGTAACGCAAGCCGATACCATCACGCGTTTAGATGAAGACTATAAAGCATTGTTTACAGAGATAAAAGAAATCCCGCCACATTGCTACACGCTTAATGATAACGAAACTTGTTACATCAAAGCAAAGGCGCACATGGATGAGTTAACACCGTATGACTATACGTTGTTTATTGATGCCGATGTGATTATGATTAACAACCATAAAATAAACGAGGTAATCGCATCGCTAAAAGGTATTGATTTCGCGGTAAAAAATAGCGGGTTTAAAAACTATGATAGTGATGAGATTACTGCCGATTCAAAGCAATGGGCTAACTTATTAGAAGTAAAAGAGGCATTTGGATTCACAACTGAAAAGATTTGGAATGTGCATTCCGAGTTTATATGGTGGAAAAAAGGACATCCATTGTTTACAAAGTGGGTAGAAAACTTTGAAAACATACGTGTAAAGAACATTGAGTTTGCTGGATGCATACCCGATGAGTTACCGTTATGGATTGCAATGTGCCAGTTAGGTGTTGACTGCCATGAAGAAATGTATCATCCTACTTTTTGGCCAATGGATTCAACTAAAACAATGCGCTTAAAGGATTTAAAAGATGATTATTGTGGTGTATCTATTGGAGGTAACAGAATAAGTGAAGTGCAATTAACAATCTATAACAACCTTGTGCAAATTCATGCATTAAGAATGAATATGCGATATAAATTTTTACAACAGCCCAAAAGAAGATGGGCTCCAGAACGCCATACTTATTAAATGGAAACCGAAAACAAATACATTATTATTGATGCCGATATCGTTGCTGATGTCGCACGTAATCCACATATAGAGGATGAGGAGTATGTTAACTTTCAATACTATTCCGATGGAGAATATCCGCGTAAATTAATTGATGAGGTAAGACCTAACGAACACATTATCGTTAAGGAATATCGCAAGAAAACTTATGAGGCGGTATTTAGCGAAGTTTATGATCGCGTATTAAATGCACTTAATAAAATACAACGTGCTGATGGATTCTTTTTAAAGTTTCCCGACACGCAATATCCAAGAATTGCCAAAGATGAGGACTTAAAAACATACCTTACTAAAAACTTTACCGCTTCCAAGTCGTTAATGAATTGGGCTTTTCAAGTGGGCTTAAAACAATATACAATTGATGCAAACGGTGTTATTATTGTGTGGGCGGAACAAGCTGAGCCAACTGAATATAAGAAGCCTAAACCTTACGTAATTAATTCAAGCAGCATTGTTTACCATTACGAGGGCAATTCAATCGTTTACAAAGATGATGACAATGGCAATGTATATTATTCGATTGATAAGATTAGTTGGTCAAAGTGGCGCAAGAAAAAGAAAGGCAACGGGTTTGATTTAGTTGAGGAAACATTCCATGGCTTAGGTGTATTCCCTGGATTTACAATTGGCGGTGTTGTAGAAGAGGAAGAGGAACTTGGCCGCGAATATCAAAGCAGATTAAAAGCAATGTTACCATGGTTAAACGTGGCTACGGTTGAGTTTAGTGATTTACGTGCTGAAATAACGCAGCACATACATTCAACGGTTTGGATTTACCAAGATGAGCAATGTAAGTCATGCAACGGTCAAGGCTTTACGTTTACCAAAGAGCAAGAGCGTGTGCCATGTACTAATAGTAAGTGTAAAGATGGGCAGATACCGACATCTCCATACGAAACTATACGTGTAAGACCTGCTAAAACAACGATGGGAGAAGTGCCTGCACCGACTCCACCGATGGGCTACATTCAAAAACAAACTGAGATTGCTGAGTTGCAGGATAAACGCATAAACGAAATGCGTTATCGTTCGTTAGCTGCCATCAATATGCAGTTTTTAGAAGCACAACCAGCGGCTCAAAGTGGTGTTGCAAAGGCATACGATAGAGATGAAACAAACAACACATTTTATGGTGTTGCAGTTGATATGGGAACGATAATGACAAACATTGCTGAGTTGTGTGCGATGTGGAGATATAAAGAGATTTACGATGTTGAAACCATTAAATCAATGGTGCCCGTTTGCGTTGTGCCAAATCAGTTTGATATCTTAGGCAGTCAACTAATACTTGAGGAGATTAAAGCGGCTAAGGATAGCGGTTTAAACGATGCGGTGTTAAGTGCGCAAGAGTTGGAATACATCGTTAAGAGATTTCCTAACGACATCGCAATGCAAGATATGTTGCGCGATGCATTCAACCTTGACCCCGCCAGTGGTAAAACGCAAGAGGAAAAAGCGTTATTGGTAAGCAATAAAATGCTTTCTAAAACTGATGCGGTTATAAGCACATACATTCAAGACTTTGTTCAACGTGCATACGCTGAGAATCCTGAATTTAACCGCTTAGATAAGTCAAAGCAACAAGCGGTATTGAATGGATTTGCAGTTGAGAAATTGAAAGAAATAAACACTAAGGATATATTGTTTAATCAGATATTTGGTGCTACTATTGTAGATAATGGCGCAAGCGAATAAAGAAATACAAGCAACATTAAACGCCATTGACAATGGTTTGATTACTTGGAATGAGGCAATGCCAAAAATCCAAGAACAAATCTATCGGAGGCTGTTACAATTCCAACGCGAGTTGGGTGTTCAAGGCGATACGATAACGAACTCTGTTAAGAACATCAAACTATTATCCAGTCTTAAGAGCGACTTAGAAACAATCATTTTAGATGATTCCGATTATAGCGAAAGTGTAACGAAATTTGCAAAGCTTTACGATAAGGTAAACGCGCTTAATTTTTCTTATTACAAAGCACTTGAAAAGAAATTCAAACCGCCCAAAGTAGTTGAGGCAATTAGGCAACAATCAATATCGGTTACCTTGGAGGGCTTAACGGAATCGGGATTGAATCAAAACCTCATCACACCCGTAAGAGAAATGATTAACACCTATGTGACTACTGGTGGAAGTTACTCTAAGCTATCTAAGGAACTAAACAACTACATTAATGGTACACCAACGATTGATGGCGCGTTGGTTAAGTACACAAAACTGATTGCAACCGACTCAATAAATCAATACAACGCAACAGTTAACCAAGCTATAAGCGCGGATTTGGGGTGGGATTGGTTTCGATATGTCGGCAGTAATATAAAGACAACACGCACGTTTTGCAAGGCATTAACGCAAAAGCAATACTATCACAGAAGCGAACTGCCAAAGATTATCAAAGGTAACTTTGCTGAATTCAAAGAAATGAAAGGAGAAATCTATGAGCGTACTGGATTACCGCAAGGAATGATTGAGGATACTAACCCAAGTAACTTCCAAACTTATCGAGGCGGTTATAACTGCGGGCACCAAGCATATCCGATACCCGCTTCGCTTGTACCTAAGAATATAATTGCTACATTTGCAAATAAATAATTAAACCCAATAATAAAATGGAAACAAATCCGACACTATTTAAACTATTAAAGATTACCAACGTGCGAAATGAAGTTAATTACTTCCCACTAAACCGCACAAACAAACAATTTCACGAAACTTATAAGCGCTCACTAAGCAATGAAAAACGCGAGAAGTACAAAGTTGAGGAAGTTGAATTAACAACCGAGCAAGCGGCAGAGTTAGGTGTTGCTGAAGCACACGCTATTCTTTACCCACCGACACGCAAAGGGCAACCGAATGCAGCAAACACAAACATCATGGAGATGCTTATTGCTCAAAATGCTAAATTAATGGAGATGTTAGAATCCAAAAACGAAACCACTAAACCAAAGAAATAATGGCAAAGCAAACTAAACCTAAAGGCGGCTGCAAAGGATGTGGCGGTGCACGTTAATTATAATTTAAAACACAAACACAATGGCAATATTAGCTGATACAATTAAAAAATTACTTACCAAAGCGGGTTTCGACCTTAACTCCGAAACATACAGACAACTTATAGGCATCAAAGAACTGGTTGCTGAGATACCTGATGAGGTTGACCAATCATTAACAACTCTTATGAGTGCAAATGAGGCTAAAAATAACATCGATATTAAGAAACATTTTAAAGCCGAGGCATTAGATCCGTTTAACAATAAAGTTTCAACGTGGCTAAAAGACAATGGCGCTGATGATGACACTATCAAACTGATTACTGATGACCCAAACACGTATAACAAAGTTGAAGTAGCAATTAAAAAGATTGCTGAATTGAAATCAAAGCAAATTGATGGCAAAGGTGATAAGGCAGAGTTAGAACGTAAGATTAACGAACTAAGCGCACAACTTTCCAAGGCTGCAACCGATGCCGCATTTGAAAAGCAAAGTGCTATCGATGCGATTGTTGCAAAATATGATGGCGAGTTTACAGAAATGGAAATTAACCGCATTATATCATCTAAGAAGTTGCCTGGTCAGTTTGGTTTGGATGTTGAAAGCAAGATTGCGCGTGAGTTTTTGAATAAGAAACTTGCTGAAAAAAGTGCGGCAATAAAAAAAATTGATGGCAAGTTAAAATTAGTTGCAAAAGATGATGATAAAATGCTTATCTTTGACAACGGAAAGGAACTCGACCTTGACACTCTCACAGATATGGCCTTGGCCGACAACAAGTTTTTGAAAGTATCTGACAATGGAGGCGGAATGCCACCAAAGTCGACACAGAGCCAACAAAGCTCATCTAAACCATCTGCCGCGGCAGCCAACGCTTTAAGCGACTTAGACATCGCATTGCAAGGTTTCGGGCAGAAATAAACACATAAAATATCATGGCATTAGGTTATTGCCCCGCGATGCTCCAACATATGAAATTCATAATTGGACAAAACGCACCAGAACATAAGATTACTCCTACGGGATTTTTACGCGCTGCCTTAGAGAAAGGCGCAAACGCAACACCAATCGCTGACTCTTTACAACTTGCAAACACTGCGGGTCATATTAAAGATTTAAGATTGAAATACTACCAACGTACAACACCTGCACAAATGTCAACTGCTGACAACTGTGATATTGATTTGGTACAAGCGTATGATGAAATTACTATTGATACAACTTCAATCGTAAAATTCGGATTACATTTTGACCAAGCAACTATCGCACGTTACTGCGATGAAGCTTCTGCAACTGTATCAATCGGTGGTGCACCAACTCCATTTATGCAAGAGCACTTAGCAGGCTTAATGGCTGCTATGAATGGTTTCGTTGGTAAGATTGACCAAACATTGTTAGGTCAAGTTACATGGGGTAAAAACGTAGTAACTGGAAACAATACTGCAGTTACCGTTAACTTCAACAACGATTCAACTGTAAATGATTTTACAGAGGGATGGACAAAAGTATTAACTGATTACAGAAGCAATGAGGGTCAAGGTAGACCAATCGTTGTTGGTAGTGGTTTGGTTGATTCTGCTTACGTTCAATCTTTGAATCCTGCAATGACTCAATACGCTACGTTAAACAACGCGGCCGCTGCTGGTAACATTGATTACTACCATGACATCTATTCAGGTGCTTCTTGGGGATCAAATCAGTTTGCAGTATTGATGCCTGGAACTTTTGGTATCGTTGAATTAGACAGATACAAAGGATTCAGAGCTCAGCAACTTGGTTTATCTACTTTTTGGAACATGGCAATGCCATTTGAAATGCCAGGAAGTGAGGGAACTTTAGGTATGTTAAACATCGATTTCCAATTAAGAGAGATTGACTGCCCGACTGAAACCACAGTTGGTTACGAATCTGCAACACTTGGAGCGGGTTATTCTTTGATTATGTCTAAGAGATTTGCATTATGGCAAGTGCCAAGTGATGCTTACTTAGCATCTGACAGATTAACTGGCAACAATGGTTCATTACGTTACACCGCAACTAACTCTTAATAAATGAGTTGTTTTGACGGAATCGTAAAACTTAACGGTTGCTCAATTACAGAGGTGCCGCAGGCTGTTTATTCTTTAAACAGCCTGCCAGGCATTTCATTAAAATCATTTGAGCAAGTAGCCAATAGTGAGCAACAAAACTACATTGGCGTATGGAATGCTATTAATGAACGTGCTGAGGCGCGTATGAAGAATCAAATTATATCGTATATGTCAACGCGATATGATATTAAAAGAGTGCGTAGGACAGTCGATGTGTTTGGCGATGATGAGTTACCCTCAACAAGTAACAATTTATTCAAGGGCATCGTTATAAATTCGGCTTACACACTTGTTGACAATTGGAAGATTAGCCCATTGCAAACAACAACGGTTGACAAAATAAGATTTTACAAGTCAAGCACCACAACTGCAACGACAATTGATGTAAAGTTTTTTAATTACTTATCTAAGGAAGTACTATTCACTAAGACTTTAACCGTAGCAAATATGGTTAATGGTTGGAATGAATTCTCTATATTAAAACAATTCGATTGCGCTATTTTAGCCATCGGTTTTTTAGACACAAACATTAACGGTGTTACTTATTCAACTACCGATTCAGATACGTTTTTTGCAAGTTGCTTTAGCGCATATTATGACTGCGGAACATGCGGTCAAATCAATGGCTTTGTTTCATCAAATACAAGTGCAAACGGAACACTATCATATAACACCATTGCTGACTCATTACAAGTACTATTAACACTTGGATGCAGTTACGATTCTGCGGTGTGCTCAAATAGAATGCTGTTTGCTGAGGCGTATTGGTATGCATTAGGCATCGAGTTTATGACTGAGCGTTTATACTCTGAGCGCACAAACTTTTACACAACGGTTAAACGTGAGGAGGCAAACGAGTTGTTAGCACTTTACACTACACGTTATGAGGAAGCAATTAAGAACGCATTAGGCGGCATCAAATTAGAATGCGATGCATGTTTAGAGTGCAATAGTCAAGTACAAGTGTTTACACAAATACCTTAATGGATATAACATCTAACATACCATTTGTGATTGGCAATATCCTTGCTAAGTTTCGCGAACTTGGAAACCCCGAAACGGTTTCAAGGGCTGCGGCTATTGCGGTGCTGCCTGAATTGCGTTATCGCATTCACGTAGATGGCAAGAATTCAAGCGGAGGTGCTATCGGAACTTATAGCAATAGTTATTTAAAGATTCGTGAGCAAAACAATAGAGGAACAAGCACTAAGGTAATTATATCGTTAACGCGCCAACTTGAAAATGGCTACACATTAAAGGCAACCGAGAAAGGTTACACAATAGGCAACACATCGCCCGCAAACGAGGATATAATCGGTCACTTAACTGAGAAGTATGGCGACATTTGGCAGCTAACAGAACGTGAGCTTGAAATGACTCAAATCGTTGCGCAAGAAACCGCTTTATTAATTATGAACAAATGAATTTAAAGCAAGTAATAACCGAAATTGACAACGCTATTATCGCAGCGTTACCATTAACACCTAACAAGGCGTTTGGACTTGCTGAGTTTTACTACGATGGCGAAAAGCGTTATCCTGGCATCAACATTAATGGCGAAGTAACTAACTGTTTATTGCAAGATCAATACGCAATAAGTTGGTATCATCGTTCGGAATCATCACGACTAACAGTAATTGAAAACAATTTTGGTGACAAGATGGATAAGGTGGAGGAAACAACGCCAGTTACACTTGTTATTTATGCAAATAAAACATTAACATCGCAAACAATTAAGGACATATTTGTTTCGGCTATTCCAAGTGTGTTAAGTAAATTAGTGTGTGAGAGCATTAATGTATTTGATTGCACATTCGAGTTAACGGAAACCGAAATGAATTCAACTTTAGTGTTTCGCGAGGAATGTTCAATACCCGATGTGAGAGTCGGTCTAAACCATGGACTGCTTGCAGTTCGATACGAAATCAAACAAACATATCGCAGAGGCTGTACGGTCATTTGCGAGTGCTAAAAACAAATAATCATGGCATATTATCCATCGGGTTGTGATGAAAACATTACCGCCCACAGTTGTGGTACTTGCGGCGTTGAGTTATCTCGCGTAAGAGGAACTGCATTTATAAATAAAAGCTATTACCCAACATTATCTACTGACTTCGAAGATGAAGCATTGTGGAATGCGGGCATAGCATCAGGCGCAATCATAGTTTACCCTGAAACCCAAGGCGAATTTGATGGTGGAACACCTAACATGGGCCAAGGTTATGGCGACACAGAGGAGAGTTTAAATTCTTACACTTTCTTATTGTCGTTTAAAGACCCTAACTATGTAGGCAACCGTAACCATTACAATAGCGTTAAGGGCTCACGTAATTTTCACGTAGCATTCAGAAGTGAAACAGTGCTTGCTATCAGTGATGAGCCTTGCACTATCGTACCAAAGAATCCAATCGCAAACGACTTAAAAGTTGAGCGCACTTGGGATGTAGAAGTTAAGTGGACATCTGACAACTTTCCTGAAGAGTCAGCTATTCCTGCTAACTTGTTTACTTGTTACGTAGTTTAATCATTGGCGGTAACACCCCGTAAGGTGGCCGCCTTTAATACTTTAAAATAATGGCATTCTATCCATCAAATTGCAATACTATTGAAAGTCACAACGCTTGTGGATGTGGGATTGAGCTTGCACGCGTTCGTTCGGTGGCATTGATACACAAAACATTCTACCAACAGTTAATGACTGACCCCGAATCAACTTTGATTTGGCAAACGGGCATCACTGCCGGAATGATAATCGTATTGCCACAAACACATGGCGAGTACAACGGTGGAAGTCCTATTGTTGGGCGTGGCTTTGGTTGGAGTGATGAAACATTGATTGCCTATAATTTTGAAGTAAATTATAAAGACCCCGATTACGTTTCTAATTTACCGCATTACAATTCAATTACGGGAAGCCGAAACTTTTACTTAGCGTTTTGCTCGGAAACATTGATGCGTATTTCACAAAGACCAGGCACATTGATTGCAAGTAATCCCGTTGCAAATTCATTAAAGGATGAGGTAAACTTTGTATTGAATTACAAGTGGATACACGATAAGATGCCATTGGAGTTTAGCATTCCAGATGGTGTATTTGTTTGCGCTCCATCAGTTGTTTATGGTGCAAGTTTTGACAATAGTTTTGATGAATCATTTGATATACCTTAGACATGGCACAAAAGAATAGGGCAAACATGCTCACAGATATTGTAAGCAATATCTACAACAATTTAATAAACTTTATAACGGGGCAAAATGCGCAAGATAGGTTTGTAAATTTACTTGATAGCAGCCCAAATATATTAAGTGATGCAAGTCAGCCTAATGGCTATGTATCAACCGATGCAAATAATGAAATGTTTTCAAGTTATTACGATGAGGAGATTTCAAGAGCCGATTTGATTACTGACTTAACTGCTAACTTAGCGGTTGGTGGAAAGTTTTACAGAATAAATGATGCGGTTGGATCAACTATAACATTGTTGGTTATTGCCGAAAGCAATATAAATTTATATTCAATAGGCACAGACATTACAACGGGTGAGCAAGGAACATATGATATAACAACTGATGTATTTACACCCATAGTAGTCAGTGGCACACCCGACCTACAACAAGTAACTGATGTAGGATTTTCAACAACTAATAAAATAATATCAAGTAATGGTGCTGGAAGTGTAGGAAGCTTAAATAATGGCACTATAGACTTAACAACTGGCGGGGCAACTGTAAACATTAATGCATCGTTGGTTACTACTGCTTATAATGCACAACTACCCGACAAACTAACAAGCCCGCAAACATTTGCGATGATAGAGGATGTAACTGCACTTTCATTTGTTCCATACACTGGTGCAACTGCCGATGTAGATTTAGGAATTCATTCATTAACTACTGACACAATAGGAATAGGTGTTGCCGCTGGTGCTGAAAAATTGCATATTGATGGTGGGGCTACAACTACACGCGTAAAAATTGATGCAGATAATGGAGTTAGTAGAATTTTGTCTTTTAGAACTGATGATGTTCAACGATGGGCATTACGTGTTGATGGCATAGAAAGTGGGGCAAATAGTGGGGGTAATTTTCAATTAAGAAGATATGATGATGCAGGAGCTCATATAGATAACCCAATAGCTATTAATCGTGCCAATGGAAACATTACAACTGCTCAAAATATAAATGGAGCAACACCAACGGAATTAGGTTATTTAAGTGGTGTAGGTAGTCAAGTTGTAGGCACAACAGACACAAACACATTAACAAACAAGCGCATAACTGCAAGAACGGGCACAGTTGCAAGTTCGGCAACACCAACGATTAATACTGACAATGTTGATTATTATTCAATAACCGCTTTAGCAGCAGCAATTACATCATTTACAACTAATTTAAGCGGCATACCAACAATAGGTCAAACATTGTGGATTTCAATTAAAGACAATGGAACTGCAAGGGCAATAGCGTGGGGCGCAAGTTTTGAAGCATCAACAATAGCATTGCCAACAACAACAGTAATAAGTACAAGGTTAGATGTTGCATTTATTTGGAATGAAGCAACAAGCGTATGGAGGTGCGTTGGAGTAGCATAATGGGACTACCATCATTCATAACACCTATAATGGGTAAGAAACAAGGCTATCTACCTTTAACTACTGCGTGGATAGCAGCGACTGGAGAAACAAGCACAACTATTTTAAATGCTTTAAATACATTTGAGGCAGGTTTAATTGCGAATAGTTTGACAACTAAATTCAATGCGTTATATCCGTTTGTTGGAGGTGATTCGACAAAGCATCGATATAACTTTATCAATACTGCTACATTCCAATTAACATTTAACGGATTTTGGACACACGCAGCAACTGGTGCTTTGCCAAATGGAACAAACGCATACGCAAATACTGGTCTGACACCAAGCACAACGCTATCATTAAACAATACACATTTAAGTGTATATTCAAGAACAAACACAAATGTAGGGGCTGATATTGGTTGTGGTAGTACTGGTGCTGCATTTCAATTAGATTCAAGAACTGCAGGAAATTATAGAGGAATAGCTAATAATTTGACATTTGCAACTGTCGCAAATGCTGATTCACGGGGCTGGTTTACTATATCAAGAACATCATCTACATTGTTGACTACTTATAAGAATGGAGCAAGTAGCGCAACATCAGCAGTAGTGTCAATTTCAAGACCTACAACTGGTTTGGTTTTAGGCGCAAGAAATAATAATGGAACTATTGATAGTTACACAAGCAGAGAGTTGGCATTTGCCTCTATTGGTAGCGGTTTATCAAGTGGTGAAGCATCAACATTATATACGTTAATACAAGCATTTCAAACTTCACTTTCAAGAAACGTATAAGTATGAAACTAACAGAACTAACACAAGAAGAAAAGTTGACCTACGTTGGACTTCTGACAGAAACTCAAAAAAATGAATTAGTAGGGCAGTTATATGCTCCATATTCATATTATAATCCTATACAAGATTTTTACGATAATTGGATAATTTCGGTTGGAGAAATTGAGTGCGCAAACGAAGAATTTATTTGGTTAAAAGATTTACCTTTGATACTTTATACTCCAAAAGAAATTATTTTATGATACATCAAGAACACCCCGACAATAGCATTTTAGTTATCATTACATCGGTTATAATTCAAGCAGGAGTGTGGACTTCGGACTGGTTTGGCAATATGAATTTAGTCGGCATCTACGATACGATTTATGACTTTGCCAAGTTAGGTGCATTGTGTGTATCAATGTGGGCATCGTATCGTGTTGCAAAGAAAAATAAGAATGAGTAATGAAGAGGCTGCTAATATACCTCCATTAATAACAATTGCAGCCATTGTGATAGCCTTTGTATTGCTTATGCTATATCAGTATAGGCAGCAAATAAATTATGTAGCAACATCGTTTAAAATGGGTGTTGTTGCCTTGTTAGTTATGCTTGGGATCATAGATGATAAATAACAAAGCCCTCACATTTCTGCAAGGGCTTCGAACTAACTAACATTGAACAGGGCAAAGATAGTAAAAATTGCGTATTTCAAAAGAAAAAAGCCACCGCACTTTTAAAATAAGGTTTTTTCAATTCCTTGTTGTAAATATTTATTTGATAATTCAAAATACTTTTCTTCTCTTTCAAAACCAATATAATTTCTATTCAAAACCTGACAAGCCTTTCCTGTTTGCCCACTACCAAAAAATGTGTCTAATACTAAATCTCCTTCGTTTGTGTTTAATTCAATCAATCCAAGTAGGTATTCTATTGGTTTTTGTGTTGGGTGTATCTTGTTTATAGGAGAATTTAACCTTCTGTTTTTTGAGTAGTAGCTTTTCTTTTCGGGATATGTTTCTAAATCTATTAAATTAAGTGCAGTTCCGTTGTCATAAATCCTTACAACGTATTCTAAATTTTGGCTAAATCTATTTCTATTTAATATTGATAGCGGTTTTTCCCAAGTTAAGATTGTAAACTTTTTATTGTTTTTTACCGCCCACATTGTATAGTATGGTATTAATGTATCATTAGTGAATATAAAGCAGTTTAGTTTAGTCATTATTCTTTTGTATTCATCTAATAGTTTATAAACATCTTCCTCTAAAAAAGAACTCATATCTTCCATCATAAATGAATCGAATTTATACATAGGGCTATTAGCTATTGAACTTTTGCCCTCTGTTCCTGATGTTTTTCCTCCACCTTTGTTGTGTAGATATGGTGGGTCAGTAATAACAAGTTTCACGTTATCTTCTTTTTTTAATTGCTTTATCAGTTCAAAGCAATCCCCTTTGTAAATTGTATTTATTTCCATTAGTTTTCGCAATTATTTGATACAATACATATTTCTTGCTCAATAGCATCTATTTTGGTATCAAAACTTTCTAATCCAAAATCATATTTAAGATTATGTTTTTCACATAAAGATAAAATCTCATTCATCCTTTCAGTTTCCCATAATTCAAAATACATATCGGTTAATACTTCTGTTGGCTTGTTTTTGTCATCACATCTAATAAAAAAACCAAATTTTCTATCAATTACTTTTTCTGCTTTTACAATAAAATCTTGTTTCATAGTTGTTAGTTATTAAAAAACCTCAACGATAGCGAGTAGGAGGTCGCTAAAGTCAAGGCTTTTGTTATAATTTCGTTTCGTTGCTCCTACACAACGCTGCAAAGATACTAATTTATTTCAAACCCACAAACAACCAAACTAAAAACATTGCACCACCAACACACCACGCTGCTATCTTACCTTTGCGTTGTTGTTTCGTTTCTTGTTTGCTGATTACCAACAACGTGCTATCGGTAACATTCTCCGCTTTGTAGGCGGTTATCAAACTATCCTTAATGCTACTTCCATCAGCACACAACTGAAACGCATTAAACAATGCAGCATAACTTGAATCCTTTACATTGATAATCTCATCACACAACACGAAGACTGTATCGCATTCTTTTGGCAACGTATTACGCAACTTCTTCATCAAAGCTATGTTAGTGTTGGTTAATGATATTTCACGTTGTCTAATGCTATCTTTTGCGTTATTGGCAACTTGCAGTCTTCTGTTTACTGATTCCAACTGGTTAAGTAGAATAGCCTGCTCAATGCCGAATTGTTTTTTCATTAGTTCCGCTTCTGTCTTATAATCAAATGGAATAGGTTTCGGTTTGTCTTTGGCGCAATGATTTAAGCCAATAATTAATAGCAGGCATAATACTGCGAATGTTATAAGTTGGTGTTGTGGTTTCATATTGTTTTTTTTAGCACCCATCCCCATCAATAACCGCAGTTCTTGTAGGTTTTTCGGTTGTAAATTTAGTTAAAAACTTGGTATTAATCAATAAAAAAGTAGCTGCCAATCCGCCCCAAAAGGCTTGTCGTAAACTGATTAATCCTTGACTTTCTGCGAGTGCTAACGATGTTTGAATGAAAGGCAATAGAACGTAGATTAAGTAATCTGCAATCTTTTTCAGTTGCTTGTTGTCGGGGCTGCGGTATTTCTGTTTTAGATTCATAGTTGTTTGGTGTTGTTGGATATGCGTGTAAATGTAGCGCATATATGTTAGTTACCTGCCATTATACAGCAGACAGACTATTCCAAGTTTTCAATATTGTGAACTTATACCAATCTCTATCAAAATGATACCCTTTCTTAGCCAATATTAATTTTATTAAGTGTTGTTCAGCTTCGTGTTCAGTTTCAAATCCATCTTTAGGTTGTTCATCAATAGTTTTTACATCTCTACTACCAATATTCCCAACTTGGTAATAAACGTAAATAAAATAACGGCAGGTAACAGCACCTATATTCAATTGCGGGCTTTCTGTTTTAGATTCATAGTTTGTTTTATTTATTCGTTAGCTTCAACAATGTCAATAGTTATAAATGATTCTTTATCCAAGTAACGACCATTATTGTATTGATGTAAAAAAATAATTTGTTCTTCTTTTGTCATCTTTTTGCTAACT